GGCACCGCTATTATTTGATTGCAAAGCCGATACATCAACCTTTTTGACAGCACTTTCTCCTGTACCGTCAGATACATTAGTAAATTTCATAATGGCGGTATTTACGCCATCCTGAATTGTTTGTGAGGTTACTGCGTCTGCCATAATTTACTCCTAACCTAAGTTCATATTAATTAATGAATACTCAGTGTTAGCTGAAACAGCCATAACGTCACCTACTTCTTGTAGTACATTGTCTGTTGCTGGAGCAACACCACCAGCCGTTCCGCCTGAACGAACTGCTGCGTTACCTACAACCAAAGTTCCTACAGTCAATAAAGCTGCTGGTCCTTTGATAACTGCCCAACCATAGTAATCTGCTGTCATATCAATAACAGTAGCACCCATCAACGCACCTGTTTCTGTAGCTGGAGCTACAATAAGGTTAGTGTTTGGATTCTCTATAAGTGATAACTGTGAGCTTGTTGTCAAAGCTGTAGCAAGATCGTCATAACAAGTAATAACCACAGAAGGGTCAGATGAGTGATCGTGTGCTGGGTTAGATTTAACTCTAAGCATTTGACCTTCACCATTTACATCATTTACCCATAAGTAACCATCTGCGTATTGGTTTAATGTTAAGTCAGTTCCATTTGTTTCTACAGAAATAGCAGTTTCACCAGCTGCTACTGCTGCTGTTGCTGTCATATTAGCGTGGTCAGAAACTACAGCTGCATGTTGTAGTAACTTACCAGCAGTAACTGCTGTGCCACCAATTTCAACGTAACGATAAACATTGTTACCATAAATAAGTGTACTTCCTAATGGAAACAACTGTGTTGAACTTTCAGAATAAGGGTCAGCTGTGCCATATTGACTGCCGCCTTTACCTATTATCAAATCAGCTGGTCCATAACCTGTTGCTGCTGCGTACTGAAAGTGTGAACCACTGTCAGTATATACGTTACCGTCTTTGTTGATTACCAACCCGTCAGTAACTGTACCCGTTCCTTCGGCTACATCAATGGTTTTAAAACCATTTTCAGACCTTACTGGTCCATTAAATGTTGAGTTTGCCATAATTTCCTCCTTCGGAAATAAGTTTTATCATCTTGGCTCGTCTGCTAGGTCAGTTGATAAAACAATATATAAAAAAATCCTAGTAGTAAAATCATACTACTAGGACCTTAAATTAGCAAACTATAGAAGTGCTTTTAACTCATGTATGCAACTGGCGGTGTCTTTAAACAGTATGCCCGTTCCTCCAGCTTGATTCCATGCGTCTATGTTTTTTTCTGTATCATCAATCAATATGTAGCCTTCTTTTGCAAAAGCTGCTTTCTGCACACCTTTGAAAGTGCAAGTTACAACAACATCTGGATCGACATGCTCTCTAATCCAAGCTATTTTATCTTTGGCTACTTTCTGTCTATTTTGCATCCCTGTACAGGTGAGTATTTCCCAATATATGTCCTTGGCCACACACTCTGTTTTTATGTGTTTTATCAGCTGTTCCATGCCGTCTAGCCTTGGCAAGTCTCTGAATAAACCTTTATTGCTAAGTTCTACTTTTCTGGAATCGTAGTCGTGCACATTAACAAATGGCCCGTTTAGGTATTTGGGTCCTTCCACTCCTTTTACAAAGTCAGCCAGTACACCGTCCATGTCTACAAATATTTTTTTTATTTCAGTCATTAATGTCCCCAACCATAAGCAGTTTGATATTTAGGCTGTCCATCCCAAAGGCTGGCGTCAGAATAAGTATTTAAGCTAACCCCATAAGCTCCAACTTTCTTTTTCATTTCTTTACCAATGAAATCGTTTTTTACAGGCTTCACTAAATTTTCACTTTCATACTTAGTATCTAAATATTCTTTACCAATTTTTTGTATAGTAACCATGCTTTTAGTTTTCTTTACTATTTGGTAAAAGTCTATGTTGGTTTGGTCATAACCCCAAGAGCTATAAAGTATTTCTCCCACTTCGTACTTTTCTTGGTTCTCAACAGCCATGGCTTTTTTCTTTTCAGCATATTTCTTTTTGCTTTCATAGCTGGCCGCTATATCCTCAAAGTATTGTTTGACATACTCGTCTCTTCTCTCTGCTGTTTTGAAACCATAGTATTTGTCATACTTTGATCTTTTACCAGCAAACACCATTGCAGTAAACTTACCGCCTTCCAAATCCTCAACGTAAGCCACTGCGTCAGTGTTTACGTCTTTAATTTCTTTTGCATTTTTTGGAATGTAAAACTCTCTAGTCATTGCCATTACGCTAACCCCACTATTTTGATTATTGCCTCAATCACGTAGACGCTGGCAATCATGTTAAACAACGCAATAATTATGCTGTATGGTTCTAGGAAATTAAGCACTCTTATCATTTTTTTCTCCTTTATTTATTGATCTCACATATACATAATACACTATTTACACAAATGTGCAAGTATTTATACATATAAATATTAATAAATTTAGGCCAAAAAAAAGGCCCCAAAGAGCCTTTTTAATTGTGAGTTTAGTCGTCATACAAAACTTCTTCCAAGTCTTCAAGATTAAGTGCATACCATTTCTCTACGACTTTTTCGTAAACTCCAAGGTCTTGTTCGCAATATTTGATGTACTTAGTAGGCTCACCGTATATTGGAGTTCCTTCTTCTTGTCTATCCCATCTGCCAGCTATACCCTCAAAGACCTTTTTACCTTCCGCTTCCATTTTTTCGTATTTGGCCTTGGCTTCTTTTAAGAACACAATTTCTCTTTTTACCAAGTCACAAGACAACTCTAATGGAAGAGTGTGTATGCCTTTGCAACTGCCGTTTCTCCAACCATCTACTGTATAACCGTGGTCAGCGATTTTATTGGTTTTGACATCTATCTTGTGTCTTTTTTGACATATCTGACAGTGGCCCCAATATTTAGCAGACCTATCAGTTCTAACACCCTCAGTCTTAACTTTTTTTGGTTTGGCAATAATCTCTGCTTCTTTGTAAAACGCTCTAAGCTTAACCAAGTTATCGATGTAATTCCAAACTCCACCGAAAGCTACAAAATACTCGGAGTGTTTAGCTTCTCTTACTTGGTGCAGATCATAAGGAACATCATTACTGGGGTTTGCATCTTTAAAAGCTTGCCACTCTGAACCCAGAAAGTCATAGTCTGTGCCTAACTCTTCTCTTACTTTATTTCTCCAACACTTATCAGCGTGTTTTTTACAAATCTTATAAGCTTCGTTGAGATCGGCCATAGCATCTTTTTTAGCTGCTTTGGTGTAGAACTGACCATTATATGTGGCCTCTGCTCTCCTTAACCTTTCATCATAATTTTCTGAATCAAACATTTTTTCCCCTTCTTTATTGTTAGTCATTACACTACTTCTTTTTCAAAATCTTCTGCAATATAATCTTTAGCATCACTCAAGGTCCTAAAGTTTTCAGCTACTACTCGGTTATCCCTTCCAATAATGTACCAAGTTTTTTGTTTGAACTTGTTAGGTACAAGCGTTCTGCTTGTAGTAAAAAAATCTACCGCTTTACGCTCCACGTTTGTAATAATATTTTGATCGCAAACATAAATGCCATCGTTTAACCTACATGCTTGTTTCACTCTCATTTGTATTCCTTCTTTTTTATTGTTATTTATTGATCTCACATATACATAATACACTATTTACACAAATGTGCAACTATTTATACATATAAATATTAATAAATTTAGACCAAAAAAAAAGGCCCCGAAGGGCCTTTTCTTGAAATACTTGAGTTATAAACGGTATTTCTAATCGTTCTATTTATGCACCCTGTGATCCATAAACTCCTCTCCAATCAGAGAAACCAAAAGAATAACGCTCACGCGCTTTATATCTAATGTTTCCTGTAGCGAAGTCAGGCTCCATAGAAGTTTCCATACCACTTCTTTGGAACATTTTAAGACCATCGCCTTGATCGGTAACAGAAGTTAAGATGAAGAAAGCATCTGGGTCAGTCAGATAATGATTTACTGAATAACCACCGGGTAGTACCCCTGTGCTTTTTACAGCGTTTAGATCATTGTCTGATGTTCCAGTTCTTAAATTAGAGTTTAAAATTCTTTCAGCAACAAAAACAAGTTCGCTAGGAACAATCATTTTTGACGCTTGAACAGAAATTGTTAATCCTCTGTCATCTGTGAAGTCACTTATGTCGATTAACGCATCTTCTAATGAAGTTTCGTTAAGATCAGCCATCGATGAAGCTCTGTTAGCAGCTGTTCCACCACCTGAAAGTGGGTGAGCAGTGTTTATGAGAGATACACCGTCTCCGCCAGTGTGACTGGATGAGAAAGCGTTGTTAAGGATGTCAGCACCTTTAACTTCTTTGGTATTAGCCATAGATTTTGCTAGTGCTTTTGTATACCTTTTACCTAAAGAATCATAAAGATTATCTTCAATCGCTTCTTCTGTTAAAGCAAACGCTAGTGCCACTGTATCGTGGGTGTAACGTGCGCTGTAACTTTCTGATGCATTGTCGAAGCTAACGCCTTGACCTTCCGACTTAGTTGGTGCGGAACCGAAACCAGTGATTAACACCTCTTCTTCAAAAGCACGGTTAGAATCTTCAACTGAGAAGATTTCTTCGTACTCTCTGTCGTACTCATCATAAGATAAGCCAAACAGGCTGTTTAATCCGGGTTCTAACTCTTTCGCGAGTTGAGCTCTTGATATTGCCATTTTTTATTTACCTTATGCTAAACCAGCACCTTTCTGTCCCATAATGTGGTTTTGAATCACACACAGAACATTGGTGTTGGATGATGATACGTCATCGTTATCAGGGTCCTCAGAGATGTCTATTGCTTTTAGAGGTAACGTAGCGGTGGTAGCACCAGTAGTTACATCTAATTCAACATTAGAACGTCCAGAGGCTGTACTGCCAACAGGAGAGTTTTCAACAATGTCAAAGTTTCCGAACAAGTCAGCTACAGGCATAGCTGCGTCTGCTTGTACTTCAAAAACGACATTAGGATCATCAATCACGTTGGCTACTATGTCAGAAGCACTAATGCTTCCGGGATAGTAATTTTTAAAAACTTGTTCGCCAGTAGTTGGGTCAGTATAACTGACTCCATTAAACACTCCGACAATCGGAACAGTACCAGTGGCAGCATGTCGACCCAAAACACCAGCTGTTAATTGCGTAACTAAATCGCCATTATATATTGGTGTTGTGGCTCCACTAGCTATCCTGTATCTGGATTGACCTCCAGAATAGGGTGCTCCGCCCATCATACGAACAGGTTTTAATCCAAATGGGGCATCTTTATTAGCCATATTTTTTACCTATTAATATTAGTTACTTTTTCCCAAAAGTAACATTAGACTTTCTTTGCGAGTCATACTTGACATACCTTCCATCTTTAGCTGATTCATTAAACATACTATTGTCTAAAGCCTCTTTTGCTTGTTGGTTTTTGCTTGCGTAATATTCGTTACGTTCCGCAATGGTTTCAAGTGGTATCTTCGCTAAGAGTAGTCCTTCGTTATAAACTACGCCAGCGTGTCTGCCAGAATCCATAGTAGGTAAGTCGAAACCGTCAGGTAGTTCGTTTCCTCTTACGAGTTCCCAACCTTCCCTAATTCTTCTACTTACGTTAGCTCTATCCTCTTGTCCCATCATTGATTCTCTTATCCATCGATATTCAAATCCTTCTGGTGCTGGAGGTGTTTCTAGCTTTCTTACTGGTCGCCATGGGGTTCTACGAGCTTCTTTAGCGTGTGACTCGGATTCACGGGATTTTCTGGTTGTTGTTTCTTGATCTATTTCATTAGTCATCTTATTTAGCCTCTCTTTGTGAAATTTTTTGTTTCTCTTTAGCAACAGATTTCAACCACGCGTCTTCCGACATATTGTGTGGTTTTAACCCTCTAAGACGTTCAACTTCTGATTTAGAGAAAGTTACACCGTTCTTCTTGCCTTGTGTTTTTTGACGACTTCCTACGGAAGTTGAAGCGACTCTTTGCACAGCGGGTCTGTCTTCTGTTTGTACGTCATCTTTTTGCCCCTCTAATGAAGGGAAAACTTTTTTAACTCGGTCTGTTAATTCGTTGTAATAGTCATCTGATTCGGGTTCATAACCCTCTTGCATCAAAACTATGTGTGTGTAGTCTGCATACTGCGATGCTTGTACGGTTTCATCGTTATTAGGATCACCGTACCAAGAATTATTTTCATGCCACGCCAAAGCTTTATCGCTTGGCGGTGTAGGTTGTGGAGCTTGATACTGTGGTTGTTGCACTGGCTGTTGCATTTGTTGTGCTTGCTCTGTTTGAACTTTAGCCACTCTCACTTTTTCTTTTTGTATGCTTATGTCGCTTTTTAAAGTATCAGCTTTAGACATAAGCTCTGCGTCTCCAGAAGCTACAGCTTTTTTGTAAAGATCATCAGCCTGTGCTTCTTTGGCTTGTATCGCTTCTTCTTCTTTTTGTATTATATGCGCTCTAGTTTGAGCTCTTTCTTGGTTGTATTGAGCCGTTTCTTGCTCTTTTATTGCCAATTGTTGCTCTAACTGTGCGGCCCTTTCTTCGGCTGCTCGGTTGCGCTCATTTAATTTATTTATTCTTTTTGAAACAGATTTAGTGTAGTTGTCTAATTCATCATCTGGACTAGCTTCTACTACAGCTTCCTGTTCTACTACCTCTACTTCAACATCATCAGCCTCTGGCTGAATTTGTTGTGCATTTTCTTGTTCATTCATCATAAACTCACTATGTCATCGGGGTCGAGAATTGTGGCTATCACCTCATCATCATTGATGATGCGAACCTCTGCACCTTCCTCCAATTTAAACCTAGAGCCAGAGTAACGCCCTATTAAAACCCATTGTTTTTCTTCACACCAAGGTTTACCGCTAAACCTTTTTTCGTCTTTGTAGCACTCAGGACCTTGCTTAACTACGTAAGCAACTACTGTAGCTAAAGCTTCACGGTCTACTACGCTTTGTGCTAAATGTATTCCACCTTTTGTTGTGGCTTTACCAGCATAAGGTAAAACCAACATGCGCCAACCTGTAGGTTGTGGCATCCTTTCTAAAAGAGATTTATCCAATAAGGTTGGATCAAGCACTCTAGCTTCTTCTTCTATATAAGCGTTTGCAACTACGTCATTTGTTGATTTTAACTGTGCCATTTATTCTTTCTCAAAAAAACCTTTTAATTCTGTTTGTAAGTAGTATAAAGCAGATAACTCTCCTTGCAAGTATCTATAGTGTTCCATATCTTTTAAACCACCTGACATAAGAGTTTCTTGCACTTGTAATTCTCTGTTTGTAATAACTTTTTTAATGGCATCAAGCAGTTGTATTTCATCCATTATTTTTTAGCTTTAGCTGGCCTACCTCTTTTTTTAGCAGCTGGTTTCGCTTTAGCTTTTGGTTTAGCTGCTTTCTTTTCTTCAACCACTTCTTCTACAACAGCCTTCGGCTCTGGCTTTGGTTTGGCTATTCTTGCCATTTTGGCTGCCAACCTATCTGCATTTGCTTGTGCTTTTTCAGCTTCTTTTTGTTCAGCTGCTGCTAAAGCATTTGCTTCTTGCTCTCTTTGTATTTTTTTTGCAGCTCGTAACTCTTCTACTGCTTTGGTTTTAAATGATGTTGCCATAATTAATTCCTCGTTTTTGTATCTAATTCCATCAGCTTTAAATCAGCATTTTGTTTTAATCTGTCTATAGCTACATTTAGTTTATCATCTGCTATATCTTTTTGCACATTTATACGTTGTTCTTGCAACATATTCTCTTGCATTTTTTCTTGTGCTCTTTGATTTTGTTTTTGTACAAATTGTTGCGATTCTATGTCTAGCTCTTTGTCTTTCAAATCTAGTTCAGTTTTTCGTATTTCAACCAATGGGTCGCTATCTTGTCCTTGACCTATAGATTGTAAAAACTCCGATGTAAGCTGTGCCATGATTGGCGCACTGTATTGGTCTAGTGTCATTTGTATTTGCTGTTGCATTAACATGGCATCTTGAGGCGACATCTGTTGCATTTGAGCCTGTACACCCTGTAACTGCATTTGCACTTCTTCTGGTATCTGTTGACTTGCTATTTGAGCTGACAGGAACTGTAAATGTTGCATACAATGACTAATTATAAGAGATTGTATTTGTGGGTTTTCTTTAACTACTTGTGTCAAAAATAAACTTTTGTGTGTTTCCAAATGCGCTTCGTGGTTTTGTCCTTCAAATGCTTGTGCTGGTATTCCTAGCATAAGACTACTGTTTTCTAAACCAGCATCTGTGGGTTGTGGTGTGTTGTCTGGTGGTGGTGGTATTAAAGATTCTACGTTGTCTACACCAAGAGCTGCATACATTCTTTTGTAAGCTTCATACATGCCTTGTTGGCCGTGTATATCTGGATTTGACATAACCATTTGTAACAATTCTTGTGCTAAAGTAATTCTTTGGCTTTGTGAAAATATGTTTGGATCAGATACTGGTATTACATCTATACGCCCGTCAAAATCTTGTTGTTTTATTTCACTTGGACCTGAACCCATAGCAAACGGATATTGAGGCGGCAAATATTCTGCAAAAACTTTAGATAAAAGCTGAAACTCTTGTTTTTGTGCATAGTGCAATCTTTTATGTATCGCACTCATTACTTTAGTTCCTCTTTCTAACAAAGCTACAGTTGTGCCCACTGGCATTGCTGCGTTACTGTCGCCAACATTCATATCGGCTATTGCTGCAAATCTTTTACCAGAATCTACCAATAAACCAAGTAATTGCATAAGCACGTTGCTGGGTTCTTTTATTGGTAAAGGTATTAGGTTTTCTCTTAGAGAGCCACCTGTAGTATCTATATCTCTAAACTCGCCCGGTTGCAATGGATCGTCTTCATCTCTAATCCGCATACCTCTGGCCTTAAATCCAGCTGGTAAGTTAGCTAGTGTTCCAGCATCTATAAGTTGCCTAAGTATAGAAGTAGAGGCTTTAGATAAACCTCCAATCATGTGTGAAAGGCCTAGACCATAAAAACCAAGGCCCGGTAAAAACTTATATTGTACAAAGTAATTAATTTTGTTTTTAAGTGGGTCGCCTTCTATGTAGTTTCTTCTTATGGCAAGTACAGCTTCTGAGGATTCATCTATTGTTATTATGTAAGGTAGTTTTAAGCCTGTTGGTTGTCCATTAGAGTCTATATCTTCAAAACCTTCTATATCTAAAACCGTATGTATTTCGTAAATAGTTCTGCTTCTGTCCTCTTTGTAAGTTGATTCAATGCCTTGTATTTCATCTATTTGCGTTTTTACTTCCGAATCATCATCGTTGTAATCTGTATCGCTTATTTCTACGTCAGCATAAAAACCTGTCACTTGTTGTTTTTTTATTTCATTTAAAGACATGCTGATAGCGTGTGTAATTCTTTCTGCTGACGACATATCACTAGCTTCGTAAGGAACAATAAGGTCTTCTGGTGCTATAAACTTAGAAACAGCTTTGTTCGTAACAAAATCAAAGTAAACTTTCTTGAAGGCTGAACCCGCTAAAGGCAGATAAAACAACAACATATCTAGCTCTGGATCATATTCTTGCATTACATTCATAATGTAATAGTTCATAAATTCTTGTACTCTTTCTGCCTGAGTTTCTGTTTCTATGGTCCTAGCTCCAACAATTTCTGTTTTAACTGGACCTTTAGCTGGCAACATTTCCTTGTAAGCTTGAGCTTGGAATTGGGTCACGGCTTCTGCCAAAATCGGGTGAATAACGCCAGAGCTACCTTCAAATGGTTGCGATCTCTGTTCGTCAAACTTCATGCCTAAATATTCCAAACCTTCTTTGTAAGTTTTTTCCCACTCGCTTCTGGATTGTTTGTCGTTATCAACAGAGCTTATTAAGTCTGAGGCTAATTTTTGCAAAGTGCTAGAGTCAATAAAATTTACTAAATTTGAATTAAAATCCATTTGCGGTATAGGTTCTTCTTCCAGCTCATCGCCTACTAATATTTCGTTTTCGTTTACCAGTATCTGTGCCGCATCACTGATTAATTCTTCTCTTGTAGGTTCTTGTGGTATTGTGACCGAAGACCCTTGTATGTTTAAATCTGGGTTTGATTCAGTTCCCAGTGCTTTGTCTATTGCCATAATCGTTTAGTGTAGCACTCTAGGTCTTATTTCGTCACCCAAAGAGTGCAATTCTGTTAATTCACCTTCCAATATTAATCCTTGCGATTCAGCTATAAGTAAAGCCTCGTCTTCGCTTTGAGCATGTATGTCAGGACCTTCATATTCTTTAGAATCGTGTATAAATCTGGTTAAAAATATTTTCATTAATAATATACTGTTCTGTTTTTTGATAAAAATTTTGCTTCGTCTTGATAATCTTCTTTAAGAGATAAAAAACCGCCTTGTCTGAATCTCATCAAAGCCATAGTCGTACTATCGCAGAAATCATCATTATCTCCAAATGGAAAAGATGCTAATTCCTCTCTTACTTCATCGGCATAATCTTCATCTGGTGCCCATACCATGCCAGACTCGAATATAGGTGCTACGCTATTCATTCTTGCCACCTTGTCTTGTCCTCTACTGGGTGAATAAGCAGTGACAGGTATACCCATACGTCTAAGTTCTTGTGTAAGCGGTGTTCCAGATGCTTTTGCCTCAATCAACACACAATCTGGTTCCCAATACTTATATTCATCAAACGCAATTCTTTTAAGCTCTGGAAAATCCACTCTAAATCTTTTTGCGTCTAATAAAATAATTTGATCCACGTCATCTTGATCTTTAAATATTGCCCATGTTGTAATTGCTGAATAGTCAGCAGTTTCTTTTTTTGAGAAAGCTGTATCATAGCTTTGTATAACGTATTCATAACTTGGTATTTCTTCGTGTTTCCACTCTCTCCACCATTCTCTTTTAACTATAGAACCTTCTTCTGAGGTCGGATTTTGCATCCATTGTGAGTTCCATTTAGATACTGGCAATGAAGCTTTAACTGATAATAATTCTTCTTTTTTCCAAAATTCTGGCCACAAAGGTGTTTCTGTTTCTGGCATAATTGCTGGAAATTCAACAATTTCCCATTGATCTGCATTGTCATCACCTTGTTTTTTTAAAACCTTGCCAACCAAGTCTTTGGTGCTCCACCTTGTCATTACTATCACAATTGTGCCACCCGGCTGTAAACGCTGTCTAGGACCTGATGTGTACCACTCATAGGCTGTTTCTAATGATTTAGGTGATAAAGCATCTTGCTCCGAATGTGGATCATCAATAATTAATAAATCAGCACCACGACCTGTAATAGCACCGCCTACACCAGCATAGAATGATTCACCTTCTTGGTTTGTGGTCCATCGTCCAGCAGATTTATTGTCTGCTTGTAATTTTAATTCTGGAAATATGTGTTGATATTCTTCACTGTCTATGATGTTTCTAACTTTACGTCCAAATCGTACAGCCAATTCCGCGGTGTGTGTGGTTTGTATAATCTTTAGATCACCTTTTTTACCCATCATCCAAGCTGGAAAGTAAGTAGAAGCAAATTCAGACTTAGAGTGTCTTGGTGGCAAACAAACTATAAGTCGTTTGAGTTTACCCTGTGCTATTTTATTAAATTTATCGCCTATAATTTTGTGATGTCTGCCCTCTATAAACTCAGGCCATAGGTGTTTTACAAAACTAATAAAATCTTTTTGACAGCTATCTTGTTTATCTATTTGGTCATAGCGATGTAGTAACGCTAATGCTTCTGACTTATCTTGTTCAGATAATATATCAAAGTCTTTAAAAGAAACTTCTTTCATAACTAACGGGCCAAGCAACTAGGTAGTGACATAGTAGCCACCCGACCCTAAACACAAAGTGTCTAGGTGAAGTATAGTGCATTTACCTAAGATGCTAAACCTCATGCCACTCTTTGCCTTGAAATAATAAAGCTTCTGCTTTACGTCTGCGTATCAAGCCGTCCAACACTTCGCCTCCAGCCTTGTTCCATCGTTTTATTTGTTGTGGAACTTCATCATATTTTCCTTCATTTAAGACTTTTCGGAGCGTTGAACTACCAAAATTTGTTGGTCCTAAATTATAAATCCACGCACACAAAGAATCGAATTGACTTTGATTAAGGTCAACTTCAACCATATTATTGATGTATTTTTCGTATTCTTGCATTTCTTCTAGTAATAAATGATTGGCTTCGTCTTTGTTTATCTTGTCGCCTTCTTTTACGTCTTTTGTGTGTCCGTAACCTATAGTCCACACACCAGCTGGACACTTGTATGCCTCTAGCTCACATCCTTCATAGAATTTTATTAACGCTAATCCTTCTTGTGATATTTGCATTTTACTCTCCCCAAGTTCCGTCATCTCTGACTTTTGCTTTTTTTGTACCACCCCAATAAGGAACAGCCAAACCCTCTTCAATAAGTTTTGCACAAACATCGTTACCTTCACTGTCGTATGGTATGGCTAGTAATCTTCCGTATTTGCCACGTCCTAGTGACTTTATTTTTATATCGCCCGTTAATAACTCTTTTAATCGTGCTTTTGCCTGTAGGCCTAATTCTTTTTCTCTGGTCCTTTCTGGTTGCCTTTTAGTATTGACTCTCGATTCTGGGGTGTCAATTCCAGCCATTCTAACAGATTGATTGGCTAATTTAACTTTAAAACCTAAATCTATTTCGCTTAGTACAAATCCATCGCCGTCTATAACTCTTTCTAATTTTGCGTTATAAACAAAAGCGTCTGGTGAATTACTCATCTTTTTTCTCCTGTGGTTTGTCTAATTCTCTATAGTATTTTATTATTGAAAGTATGTCTTTGGTGTACCTAGTAATTTCAGCCATATCCATGCTTAAATTTTCATACTCTTTGCTAGACAAAGCGTAGTAAGCTTTTCTTGGAGCCTCTCCTTTTTCAACCAAATCTAAGTATTCTTGCATTAATTCTGGTGTAATTATTTCCCAATCAACTTGAGATAAGCTCATCGGATAAGGTAGAGGTGGATGATAAATAGGTGCTCTTTCAGCTATGCTTCTAACCTCTACAGGTTTGACAGGTTGCATCATTGAACAACTAGCCATTAAAATACTAAAACTAATTATTGTTAGTGTTTTCATCAAACTGGTTTGGGTTGCTTAAATCTTCTAAAGTTTTCATAACTCTGTTTGAAGCCTTATTAACTTTGTTTTGTAACAAACCCGGTTTTGCTAATGCCAACTCGTCTAAATCGTGATTTGCAAATGTTTTTCTAAGTCTGTTTACGTCTTCCATAGCCATTCTATTTTCTTCTGCTAGTGTGTTCATTTGTAATTGTTGATTCTTGGCTTGTTCAAGGTGTTTTTTTATAGATTCGTTTTGTTCTTCTATTTGTGTTTCAAGAACTATTTGATTCCCTTTGAGCGTAGCTATCTGGTCATTAAGATAATCTATGTACCAAGCCGAACTTGCTATTGTGGCTAATAATAACCCACCAAGTATCAAAGATATTTTCATATTTAATTAGCTAAAGGATTTTTGCTATCTTCTAATTTATCTAATTCAATCCAAATTCTTTCGACATCACTTGTTAAAGAAGCAACAGAAGCCTGTGTATCGCTGTTGTCAGGAATTTTTATACTGTTTATTTGTTTTTCTAAGTATGTAACTTGAGTTTCTATACCAGCAAAGCGTTCTTCAATGGCTTGTTGTGCATCTTCTGTCTCACCTAGGCCACCTATTTTAGCTTCTAGGTTTTCTAACCTGTTGACATAAGTGGCTCCTGTATAACCAAAACCAGCTAAAGTTCCTACAATGCTAACCAAAGCTATTATTTGTGTTGTTTTATTTTGAAACCAATCCATATTATTCTCCTATAAATTAGGTTGTTGTCCAATCATATTATTCATCAAATTTATATTGTCGCTTGCTAAACCATAAAAAGCACTAACATTATCACTTATATTTATATCATTATAAATATCTTTAGACTGATACCAAGTTTCTTGTTTTGGTATATCGTAAGTTTTATATACTTCAAACGCTGGTACATAGCCTAGATAGGCTATTAATGTTGATTGGTCTGCGTATTGTCCTGTTTCTTGTTGTTCTGTTTCTGCTTGTTCTTGTTGTTCTTTTATATTATTAGCTATAATTTCGTCAGCTATTTGGTCAGCTTCACTAGCTGTCATAACACCTGATACTGCTGTGTCTATTTGTCCTTGCATATTTTGTACCTGAACATCTGCCATAACTACTTGTGGGTTATTATCAAATGTTGGCATAGGTGTTATAACTGTAGATACACTACTAACTGTTTGTGAGCTACCACCAGACATACTGCTTGTGTCTTGGCTTAAAGACAAAATAGTGTTGGTTTGTACGTTAGCCGAAGCTATTTGATCGGACATGCTTGGTGAACTGCTTGTGCTTATTCCACCACCTGTAACAGAAGAACTAACAGATCCACTATTTATGTTGTTAGTACCATTACTATTTGATCCACCTGAATATCCTGTAGAAGAATTGCTAGAAGCATTGCTGTTAGATGCCGTTCTAATAGATTGTCCAACAACATTTAACATAGTAGAGGTTATCCCACCTCTTGATGTGCTTTCTTCTGCAACTAACTCTATTTCTTCTTCAAGGATTTCATCTTCTCTTTCTTCTACCGCAACTCTTTCTTCTGCAAACTGTTCTCTTACTTCTTCTTCAAACCATTCATCTAATTCTTCAATGCTTTCAAATTCTATAAATGTGTTAATCTGTTCAAAATCTTCTACTAAAACTGTTTCTTGTAATATAAATTCTTCTATAAGTTCTTCGCTTGGGTTAATTGTAATTACATCGTTTCTTTGAAACTCGTCATAAGATAACAAAAACTCAGGTTCATCAAATAGTTGTATCTCATACACATCATTTATTACGTTAAAGTCTGGTAATGGGTCTATATCATCAAATAAAGGTTCTTCAAAACCAACACCACCAAACACATCTTCGTATTCAAAAACAAATACTTCTTCATTAGATTCAAAATCAAATTCTTCTATATAAGTGAAAACATCTTCTTCAAAACCAAAGTTATCATCAAAACCAAAACTACCGCCTTGCATATCATCTTGATAACCGTAATCAAAATCATCTTCTGTAAAATAAGCTACTGACGCTTCTTGTGTGTACCCAGCACAAAAAGGTGCGTATTGTGAGTCTTCACTACATTGTTGGTCGTCATAGGCTTCCCAATAAGAAGGGCAAGATTCACTATAAAGTTGAGTAATATTACATTGCTGCGTTAAATAAGCTGCTGCGTAACCAGAGCAAGATTCATTGTTTAGAGGATTGCTACAATCTATAGCATTACCTGAACCTTCTCCATATAAACTGCCACCATTTTCTAGCAATGTGTTAAATGTGGTGTTATTCCAATTAGTATTGACGCAAGTTCCTGATACGTTGGTTGTGCCTGTGCTACATTCGTCATGGTATAAATAAGTATAACTTTCTGATGTTCCACTACCAATCTCTCCAATTAACACATCGTGGTTAATTACATTTAACCCACCATATCTATATTCAAATGTGTTGTTTGGCCAAAGGATTACTTCAAAACTATTGTCTGTATTGCTTCTGTTGTATTCTCTAAGATCATACCAGCCAAATATCATCTTAGAAGAATCTCCCCAAGATTTTATTCTTGAGTTGTTATCTCTAATTAAGTCTGTCCAAAAAGGGTATAAAGTATAAGTATGCTGTCCTGTTAATGGGTCTGGTGTGTAATCATTACAATAAGAACCAGTAGTTTTAAAGTGTAAACAGCCATTGGTTGCTATTCTGGCTTGGCTAAAAGTTTGTCCATAAAACGTAAAATTAAAAGATAAATCTATAGCGGGTGAAACGCCATCATCTGAAACTGAATAAGCCAACTCTCCTTCAAAATTATTAGCATTTGTTTGTAGATGATATAAAGGTTGATTGGCTTCGTAGATATACTCAGCTTTTAGTTGATTAACACCTAATGAAAAAATTATTGAAAAAATTATGCTGCTTACAAAACACCAAGTTTGCCATTCATCTTTATGTGGCATTTTTCCATTCTTTTTTACATTGCTTGGTAGATTTGTTTTTCTTTGTTAAAACTTTTCTTACACCACTTACAACATCTTTGTTATACCCCGTGTCGTTGGGATTTAATCCTTTTTTACAGTTAGCTATCCAATTAGCTTTGTATTCTTTGGCGTCTGGTCTTTGTGA